GTAGTGGCGGTGACCCTGGACTACCTGCCCGCCCGCCGGATCGGTTCCGAGGTCGCCACCCACGAAGTCCTGCGGGCCCTGGTGCGTCGCGGCCATCGGGTGACGGTGCTCCCGACGTACACCCCGCCGGCGGCCCCGCCGTGGACGTTCGACGGGGTGCGGGTGGACCCGACGGTGGACGTAGCCTCGGCGGACCTGGTGTGGACGCACGCGGAGCTACTGCGGAAGGTCTACGAGTTCGCGCCGGATGTCACGGTGGCTGCGGCGACGCACAACGTGACGCCGCGGACGGTGCTGGGGCTGGCGTTTCCGGTGGACCTGCTGGTGCACAACGCGCACGCGACTGCCGCGACCTTGACCCGGTACGTGCCGAACGCGCCGAGCATGGTGCTGCATCCGGTGGTCCGCGCCGAGGACTACCGGGCGCTGGACGGCCCCCATGAACACGTGACCCTGGTCGGGTGCTCGCCGGCGAAGGGCATCGGGGTGCTGTCGGCGCTGGCTCGGTCTCGCCCGGACGATGCGTACCTGGCGGTGGCGGGCGGGTACGGGCAGCAGCGGCGCATCCGCCGGCCGTGCGTCACGCACGTGGGGCACACGAAGGACATGCGTGAGGTGTACGCCCGGACCAGGGTGCTGATCGTGCCGTCGCGGCACGAGTCGTACGGCCGGGTGGTGCTGGAGGCGATGTGCTCCGGTATCCCGGTGGTCGCCTCGGACCTGCCGGGGCTGCGGGAGGCTGGTGGTGACGCGGCGATGTACGTGCCGCTGCATGATCGTCAGGCGTGGCGGGACGCGCTGGAGGCGTTGGACGACCCGGTGGTGTACGCGGCTGCTTCGGAGGCGTCCCGTGACCGGGTGGCGGAACTGACCCCGGACGAGGACCTGGCGGCGGTGGTGGACCGGTTGGAGCAGCTGGTGGAGGCGCCGTGCCGAGCGGCGGCTGGGTAGGCAGCGACCGGGGGTCGCGGCTGCCGTCGGACTGGCCGCTGCGGCGGGGCCGGGTGCGCCGCCGGGCCCGGGGTCGCTGCGAGTGGGTGGACGAGTCGGGCCGCTGCCAGCTGCCGGGCACGGACTGCGACCACATCGTCCCGGGTGACGATCACGACCTGGGGAACCTCCAGTGGCTGTGCCGCTGGCATCACGCGCACAAGTCGGCGATGGAGGGGGTGGCGGCCCGCCCGGTGCTGGCGCCGCGTCGCCGCCCGCCGGAGTCGCACCCGGGTCTGCTGTGACCGACGAGGGGATGCACGCATGAGGATCGCTGTCACCGGCAGCCAAGGCTTCGTCGCCTCGTGGCTGATCCGCGACCTGGAGCTCGCCGGGCACGAGGTGGTCGGCATCGACCGGTTCGGGCCGTCCACGGGTGACCTGCTGTCGCCTGGCGTGGTGCGGGACTGGCTGCTGCGGTCCGGCGCGGATGTGTGCTTCCACCTTGCCGCCCAGGTGGGTCGGCTGTTCGGCCAGGACGACCCGGTCCATACGGTCAGGTCCAACGCCGAAATGACGACGGACATCGCCCGCTGGTGCGGCGAACTGGGAATCCGGCTTGCCTACGTGTCGTCGTCCGAAGTGTATGGGGACCTCGGGGACGAGGTCGCTACCGAGCACGGGCGCATGGCGCTGCCGCACAACCTCTACGGATTGAGCAAGAGGTGGGGCGAGGAAGTCGCGCGGCTCTACGCACCCGACAGGCTGGTCATCGCCAGGTTGTCGATGCCGTACGGGCCGGGCGTGCCGCCGGGCAGGGGCAGGCGTGCGATGGACACGTTCCTCTGGCAGGCGCACCACCGGATGCAGATCACCGTGCACCGCGGCGCGGAACGCTCCTGGTGCTGGGTGGGGGACACGGTGGCCGGGCTCCGCATGGTCATCGAGCAGCCCGCCGCCGGCGTGTGGAACATCGGCCGGGACGACGACCCCCGGTCCATGCTGGAGGTCGCCCGGATGGCCTGCGACATGGCCGGTGCGCCGTATGACCTGATCCGCGAGGTCGACCCGCCCGCGATGCAGACCGTGGTGAAGCGGCTGGACACGACCGCGATCCGCGGCCTCGGCTGGCGCCCCCTGGTGGACCTTGAGGAAGGCATGTCCGCCGTCTACGAGCACGTCCGCCGGTACGACCGTGACGGAGTCATGGTGTGACCGTCTCCGTCGTCGTGCCGACGGTCGTCGGCCGTGAGGAGCACCTGGCGCGGTGCGTGGAGGCGTACGAGACGCGCGGCACGCAGCCGGTGGAGATCATCGTCGTGAAGGACCGGCCGACGTGCGGGCTGGCGTGGATCGACGGTGCCTCCACCGCGACCGGGGACTACGTCCACTTCACCGCCGACGACCTCGAGCCGCACGACTTCTGGGACGCCGACGCGGTGCGGCTGGTGGACGCCGGGCTGGTCCCGTCGCCGAGGATCCTCGGCCCGACCGGGCTGACCGAGTTCTGCGGCTACCACCACGACGTCGAGCTGCCCGGCGGCATCGAGGTGTTCATGCGACCGCCGATCCCGTTCTTGACCCGCGCCATGCTCGAGGAGTGCCTGCCGCTGCTGCCGGCGCACTACTACACCGACGACTGGGTCTGGTACCGGCTCACCCGCGCCGGGCGCCGCACCGTCATGTGCCGGTCGTTCGGCTTCACCCACCACTGGGCGATGCCGGGCCGCAACGCCGGACTGGGCATGGTGGAGCGTGACGCCGTCGATCACGCCATCTACCGGGCCGCGGTGGAGGCGGACGGATGACCGTGTCCGTGCTCATCCCGTGGCGCACCGACAACGGCTGGCGGGAACGCCTGTTCACCTGGGTGCACCGGCAGTGGCAGGCCACCGGGCTGGAGGTGTGCGTCGGCGTCGACGACGACGGCGGGCCGATCAACGTATCCCGTGCCCTCAACAGGGCCAGGAAGGCCGCCACGGGCGACGTTCTCGTCGTGGCGTCCGCAGACCACATCCCCGACCGGGACGCCGCCCAGACGGCCGCACAGGCCCTCACGGACGCGGCGTGGGTGCCGGTGTTCACGTCCACGGCGGGCATCAGCCAGCGGGCCACCCTCGATCTGATCGAGGACCGGCCGGTGGACGTCAACCGGCACATCACCGCGCAGGCGGAGGTGTGCACCGCGCTGCTCGCGGTCCGCGCCGACGTGTGGGACGCGGTCGGCGGGTACGACGAACGCTTCCACGGCTGGGGGTGCGAGGACGTGGCGTTCCGTGCCGTGCTGGAGACCCTGCACCCGGACCCGCCGGTGCTGCCGCGCCGCCGCACGATTGCGCTGTGGCATGAGGCCGCGCCGCGGGACCGGTTCGAGGCGAACTGTGAGCTGCTCGCCCCGTACATCACCGCCGCCGGCGACCCTGCCGCGATGCGCGCCGTCCTGGCGGGGCTGCGGTGAGCGCGATGGAGTGGAGCGAGGGCATCGACCCGGCGACGGTGACGCTGCTGCTCGTCCTGCTGCCGCCTCTCGCGGCCAGCGTCCTCGACGCGGTCAGGGGCGACCGGTGAAGGCCCTGTCCTACTCCGTGTTCGACGACATTGGCGGCCTCGGCTGGGGGCTCGCTTCCGCCTTCCGCCGGTTGACGGATTGGGAGTACCACGCTGTTGTGGGGCAGCCGTCCTACCTCGCGTTCCCGCAGGCCGACCCGTGGCACTGGCCGCAGATCGTGAAGTGGTGGAAGGCCGCCGACGTCGTGCACCTGCACGACGGGTATCACCAGATGCCGTCCAAGCGTCACGGCATCGTGTGCACGTACCACGGCATCGGGTTCCGCGGGAACCCCGGCTGGTTCCTGCGGCAGCAGGAGGAACATCAGGCGACCGGGCTGGTGTCCACCCTCGACCTGTGGCTGCTCGCGCCGTCGGAGACGACATGGTGCCCGGCCCCCTACGACCTGGACTGGCTGCACTCGTTCCGGCATCCACTGCGGCGCTCGGACGAGCCGCTGCGGATCGGGCACGCCCCCACCGACCGGGGCATCAAGCACACCGCCGAGTTCCTTGCCGCCTGCGAGGCGTTCGGCCGTGAGATGCCGGTCGAGGTGGTGCTGATCGAGGGCATGTCGTGGCGGGACTGCCTGGAGATCAAGGGCTCCTGCGACATCTTCTACGACCAATGCGCGTTCACGTACGGCGGCAACTCGATCGAGGCGATGGCGATGGGGATACCGGTCCTCAACGGCGCCCCCGACGCCACCCTCGCCGAGTACGAGCGCCGGTTCGGTGACCTGCCGTTCGTCCTGGTCGACCCGGGCAGCATCCTCGAGGGGCTGCGGATGCTCGCCTCCCCCTACGCCCGGGACGCCTGGGGGCGACGCGGCCGGCGACACGTGGAGGAGTTCCACAGCCAGCGGGCCGTCGTCGACCTGCTCGACCCCATCTACCGCGACGCCGCGACCTGACGTTCCGCCTCCCATCGGGAAACGACGTCGAGCGGGTAGAGAACACGCCGAGGTCCGACCCGGATGTACTCGGGTCCGGTGCCCTTGACCCGCCAGTTCGCCAGGGTTCGGACGGAGTAGCTCCAGCGTGCGGCTAGCTGCTCCGGCGTCAGGTACGTCGAGTGTTCGTCCATGGCTGTAAGTGTGTCGTTGGCACACGGATCGACACGAGCGATCAGATTGCCAATCTCGGTGGTAACCCCGGAAGGAGGCCCCGATGACACGTGGACCCGTGCCGAAGCGATCCAGCGAGCGCCGCCGCACCAACGCGCCGGAGGTCCCCATCGTCACCGCCGCCGCCGCCGCGACGTCGGAGGCGCCGCCGTTGCGTGACGGTTCGTCCGTCGCGGCGCAGGACTGGTACGGCGCGCTCGCCGCGTCGGGGCAGTCACGCTTCTACGAGCCGTCGGACTGGGCCACCGCCCAGCTCGTCGCCGTCGCCATCGACACGTATGTCGAGAACCCGACCGCGATGATGCTGCGGACCATCCTCACCGCGTCCAGCGCCCTGCTCGCCACCGAGGGCGACCGGCGCCGCCTGCGGATCGAGCTCGTCCGGCAAGCCGGCGACCCCGACGAGGACGCCGCGGTCGCGGCGCTCGATGACTACCGCACCCGCCTCGCCACTTGACCGCCTCGTCACCATCCCGCAGGGGCAGCCGCCGCTGACCCTCGGGTGGGAGGCGATCTTCTGGGCGTCGAAATACCTGCGGCACCCGAACGGGCCGCGGGCCGGGCAGCGGTGGGAGTTCACGAACTCGCAGGCCATGTTCCTGCTCTGGTGGTACGCCATCGACGCCGACGGCAACTGGCTGTTCCGGCACGGCGTCCGTCGGCTGCCGAAGGGGTCGGGCAAGTCCCCGTTCGCCGGGGTGGTCGCGCTCATCGAGTTGTGTGCGCGGGTGCGTTTGGACGACTTCGCCCCCGGCAAGGACGGTGGCTGCGTCGGGCGCCCGGTGGACATGCCACTGGTCCAGATCGCCGCGACCGCGGAGTCGCAGACTGCGAACACGATGCGGATGGTCCGCGCGCTCGCACCGAAGACCTCCCGGGTCGTCGCCGAGCACGGACTGGACGTCGGAAAGACCGTGTTCTACAAGCCCGGCGGCGGGATGCTGCAAACGATCACGTCCAGTGCGGTCGCGGCGGAGGGCGCCGAGGTCACGTTCGCGGTGGCTGACGAGACGGAGCACTGGCTGCCGTCCAACGGCGGGGACGAGTTGTCGCAGACCCTCGACCGCAACCTGCGGAAGACCGGCAGCCGGATGCTGGAGACGGCGAACGCTTGGGAGCCGGGCATCGGGTCCGTGGCGGAGACGTCGTGGGACGCCTGGGTGGCGCAGGAGGAGGGCCGCACCCGCGGCTCGTCGAAGATCCTGTACGACGCGCGCATCGCGCCCCCGAACGTCGACCTGACCGACCGCGAAAGCCTCACGAGTGCACTGGAGCATGTGTACGGCGACTGCTGGTGGATCGACGTGCCCACGATCCGTGAAGGCGTGTGGGACCCGCGCACCCCGGTCGACGTGTCCCGCCGGTTCTACCTGAATCAGCCGACGGCGGCGGTGGACGCATGGACGACCCCGCAGGCGTGGTCCGCGCTCGCCGACCCGACCGTGACCGTCGCCGACGGGGACCGCATCGCGGTGTTCTTCGACGGGTCGAAGTCCTCCGACGCGACCGCGCTGGTGGGCTGCCGCATCGAGGACGGGCACGTGTTCACCATCGGGGTGTGGGAGCCGGACCCGGGCGACCCGGAGTCGGTCGTCCCCGCGACCGAGGTGGATGCCGCGGTGTCGTGGATGTTCGACCGTTGGGACGTCGCCGCGTTCTTCGCCGACGTGCAGGAGTGGGAAGGGTTCACGAAGGTCACCTGGCCGGAACGCTACGGCGATGCGCTGCCGGTGTGGGCGCAGCCCAGCGGGCGTGATCCGCAGCCGATTGCGTGGGACATGCGCGGGCGGGTGTTCGACTTCACGAAGGCCGCCGAGCTGGTGCACGACGAGATCGCGTCCGGTGCGTTCACCCACGACGGGGACTCCCGGCTGGCGCGTCACGTCGGCAACGCCCGGCGACGGCCCAACAAGTTCGGGGTCAGTATCGGCAAGGAGTCCCGTGAGTCACGCCGCAAGATCGACGCGGCCGTCTGCATGATCGGCGCCCGCATGGCCCGCCGCCTCGTCATGGCGGCCGGCGTCCCCGTCAGCAAGCCGCGCACCGGCCGCGTCGTCGGATTCTAGAAGGAGGACAACGATGCTCACGCCCTCCGAAGCCGTCGAGGCGACAGTCGCCCTCGAGGAGACCCACGAGCGCGACGAGAAGCACCTGGACCGGATCGAGTCCTACCTGCGCGGCGTCCAGGACTCCGTCTACGTGCCGAAGTCCGCGCAGCGGGAGTACCGCTGGATCGTGGACCGCGCCCGGGTGAACGTCCTGCCGCTCGTCGTGGACACCATCGCGCAGGCTCTCTACGTGGAGGGCTACCGGCCGGCGCGGGAGTCGGAGAACGCCGCCCCGTGGGACATCTGGCAGGCGAACCGGATGGATGCCCGGCAGACCGGGGTGCACCGCGCCGCGCTGTCCTACGGGGTCGCCTACATCGTCGGGCTGCCCGGCAACGGCAATCCGGTGCTGCTGCCGCGCTCCCCGCGGCGGCTCACCACGATCTACCGCGACCCGGTGGACGACGAGTGGCCGCAGTACGCGCTGGAGGAGACGCCCGGCAGCAAGGACGTCCCCGAGAAGTACCGGCTGTTCGAGGCCGGGTACGTCCACGAGCTCGTCGAGGACGAGAGCGGCGGCTTCGTCCACACGGGCACGCTGGAGCACGGTTTCGAGTACTGCCCGGTGGTCCGCTACGTGAACCGCTACGACATCGACGGTCGGGTGACCGGTGAGGTCGCCCCGCTGATCCCGTTGCAGGACCAGATCAACTTCACCACGTTCGGGCTGCTCATGGCGCAGCAGTACGCGGCGTTCCGGCAGCGGTGGGTCACCGGCATGGCGATCCCCGAGGACGAGCAAGGCCGCCCCATCGAGCCGATGAACGTCGCGGTGAACCGTCTGCTGGTGGCGGAGGACTCCGACACCAAGTTCGGGGAGTTCGGGCAGACCGACCTTGGTGGGTACATCGACTCCCGCGAGTCGACACTCAAGCACCTGGCGACCGTGTCGCAGGTGCCGCCGCACGCTCTGCTCGGGCAGATGGCGAACCTGTCCGCGGAGGCGCTGGCCGCCGCCGAGGCGCAGCAGACCCGCAAGATTGGGGAGCGCAAGACGCTGTTCGGGGAGTCGCACGAGCAGACGCTCCGCATGGCGGCATGGTTCGCCGGTGACGAGGAGGCCGCGGCCGACACGTCAGCGCAGGTCGTGTGGCGGGACACCGAGGCGCGGTCGATGGCCGCGACGGTGGACGCGCTGGGCAAGCTGACGCAGTTGCTCGGCGTGCCGCCGGCGGAACTGTGGGACCGGGTGCCGGGCGTGACGATGCAGGACGTGGACCGGTGGCGGGCCGCCGCCGCGGAGGGCGACTCGCTGGGGCAGTTCGCGGCGATGCTGGACCGGCAGACCGCGGCACTGGTCGCCGAACCGGACCAGCCGACCACGCCGACGGCCCCGGCCGCGTAGACAGTGGCCATAACGGCCGCAGGGGCGGCGCTGACGCGACAGCACCGCAGGACCCAGGCGACCATAGCCACCGTCACCTCACGGCGCCTGACGGCGTTGTGGCGGCTTTTGGACCCGAACGACCTGGATGCCACGTCGCCCGGGTGGGTGACCGCGTCCACCGACGTCGTCCGTGGCGGGTACGCGTTGTCGGCTCGCGCCGCGTCCGCCTACTACACGGCGTTCCGTGCCGCCGAGGTTGGCGCGGCGCCGGTGGCAGCCGCGGCACCACCGGCGGCAAGGCTGAACGTCGACGCTGTCCGCACATCGCTGATCGTCACCGGCCCCGTGTCCGTGAAGTCCGGTACGAAGCAGCGCCGACCACTGGAGCAAACGGTCGCGAACGCGCTGGTCCGAGTGCTTGGGGCGGGGCAACGACACACCCTCGCGGGCGGTCGCGACACGATCCAAGACGGGATCGCCACCGACCCGGTCGTCATCGGCTATGCGCGAGTGCTTGGCGGGGAAGGCTGCGCGTTCTGCGTCATGCTCGCCAGTCGCGGCGCGACCTACATCAGCGGTGGTAGCGCATCGAGCAGCTTCCAGGCGTCCGGCGAGGACGTCACCGGGTACGAGGTCCATGACCACTGTCAGTGCTCCGTCGAGCCGATCATGGGTGACCGCTACCAGCTCCCGACGTCGACGTACGACGCGATGGAGAAGTACCGGGCAGCCACCGAGTCGGATGGCGAATGGCGCGGCTCTGACGCCGGGCAGGCAGGGCAAGGTCAGCCCACCGGATCGAAAGTGCCGCAGCAGGTCTACGAACTGCGCCGTTACCTCGAAGCGTCCCGCGCCTGACACCGCCACCCGATCTCCCCGCCCCAGGAGGGCCGGGGTTCCACAGACCCGCCACCGCAACGGAGACGGGCCGATCCCGCAACGGGAGCACCACATGACCGAGACCACCGACACGGCCGCAACGGCCGCCGAGGACACCAGCACCGCCACCCCGCCGCCGGAGCCCGCAACGGACCCCGCCGCCGAACTCGAACGCTGGAAGACGATGGCCCGCAAGCAGGAGCAGCGGGCCAAGGAGAACGCCGCCGCAGCGAAGCGGCTCGCCGAACTGGAGGACGCGCAGAAGACCGAGCAGCAGCGGCTCGAAGACCGGGCCGCCGCAGCCGAGGCCGAACGCGACACCGCCCGCCAGGAACTCACCCGGCTCCGCATGGCAGCCCGGTACGGCATCGGCGAGGACGACCTCGACCTGCTCGGCTCGGGCACCGACGACGAGATCGAGGCCCGCGCGAAGCGACTCTCCGAACGCCTCACCAGCACACCCGCCGTCCCCGGCAAGCCCACCGAGAACCTCCGGGCCATGAAGTCGGGAGCGACGGGGCACGAAGACCGGAAGCCGACCGACGGCGACTGGTTCCGCTCCAAGTTCGTCCCCAAGTGAAACGCAGCACCGGCAACGTGAGCCACGGCCGGGCCCGCTGCTCCGAAGTCGATTCCTAGGAGGAACCGTGGCCACGTACGACGCATCGATCACCCGCGACGGCAGCAACGACCCGCTGCTCCCCGTCGAGGTGTCCCGGCAGATCATCAAGCAGCTGCCGCAGCAGTCCGCCGTCCTGTCCCTCGCCCGTCGCGTCCCGATGGCGAGCGGGCTGGCCCGGATGCCCGTCCTGTCCGTCCTCCCGTCGGCCTACTGGGTCAGCGGCGACACCGGCCTCAAGCAGACCACGTCGGCGGACTGGGGCAACGTCACCCTCACGGCCGAGGAGCTCGCCGTCCTCGTCCCCATCCCCGACGCCTACATCGACGACGCACAGGTCGACCTGGGCGCCGAGGTGCAGTCGATGCTCGCGGAGGCCATCGGCACCGCGTTCGACTCCGCCTGCCTGTTCGGCACCGACGCCCCCGCCAGCTTCCCCGACGGCGTGTACCAGCACGCGGTCGACGGCGGGAACATCGTGGTCGAGGGCGCCGGCGACGACCTCGCGCAGGACATCAGCGACGTCGCTGAGGCGGTCGCCATCGACGGGTTCGCCGTCAACGGGTTCGCGTCCAAGCCGGGCTTCACCTGGAAGCTCAACGGGCTGCGCTCCACCGACGGCGTGCCGATCTACCAGCCGAACCTCCAGGGCGCGGTCGGACGTTCCCTGTTCGGCTTCCCGCTCAACGAGGTCAACAACGGCGCCTGGGACGACAACGAGGCGCTGCTCATCCTGGGCGACTGGACGAAGGCCATCGCCGGCGTGCGCCAGGACATCACGCTGACCCGGCACACCGACGGCGTCATCTCCGACGCGCAGGGCGTGGTCGTGTACAACGCCATGCAGCAGGACTCGACGATCTTCCGCTGCGTGTTCCGCGCGGCGTTCGCCATCGCGAGTCCGGCGACGCGGACCGGGACCGGCACGAAGTCCCCGTTCGGCGCCGTCCAGGCCACCGGCCACAGCTGATCGGCCGCCGCAGGGACCGCCGGCCCTCCCCCGGTCGGCGGTCCCTGCACCACCCCTGGCACCTGACCCCGGAAAGGTGGGCGACCGATGGCCGCACTCGCGGAGCAGTCCGACATCGAATCGCTGCTCGGCCGCGCACTGACCGACGTGGAGGAGCCGCGCCTCGACGCGCTGCTCGCGTCCGCCTCGGCTCGGTTCCGCACCGAGGCGGGCGGTCGCCAGTTCGGCGCCGGGACGGCCACCACCGTCCTACGCGTCGTCGACGGCGCCGTCCACCTGCCGCAGCAGCCCGTCACCGCCGTCACGTCGGTCAAGGCCATCGACACCGACGGGACACCCGGAGCCACCATCGGAACCTGGGTGTTCGACGGCATCGGGGAGGTCCGCGTCGACGACTGGTGGATCACGCAGATCAACGCCCCCGCGCTCGCGGAGGACGACTGGAGCGGCACCGTCGAGGTCACCTACACCTACGGCTACGCGACCATCCCCGACGACGTCCGCTGGGCCGTCGCCGGCATGGTGGTCCGCGCGCTCGCATCGACCGCCGCCGGGTCCGGCATCGAGTCGGAGACCATCGGCGGCTACTCCTACCGGCTCGGCGGGGCCGCCACGTCCGGCATCCTCGGCATGACGGCGGACGAGGTCGCCATCGCGCGCCGCTACCGCCGCCCCGGGCTGCGATCCGTGGCCCTTCGATGATCCCCGAACGGATGCTGCCGCTGTCCGCGACGTGGCTGGTCGCCGCGGACGACATCGACGCCTACGGCGACATCGTCCACGACTGGACC